CTAAACTTGATCTATCTACGCAGGAGTCATCAATGTGATGACTTCGTCGGGCAGAGGCATACGAGCAGCTTCTTCAGGATCAGCCACACCATAGAGAATAACTTCCAATGCAGCCAACTTGGCAGCATCAGCGGTGCGAGAATCGATCTCAATTTTAGCTACGGGCTGATAGCCGGTAGCATCCACAGGGGTAGTCGTAATATCCCAACTCATTGTGACGGCTTCTGGATCGTCGGAAACGGTATCATGCGCCATATCACTGGGAGCTGCGCGGCAACCGTACACAAGATGAAGTTTATAACCGTGCAGATCGCCGTCCTCGTCATTACCAATGCGCGTGCGATAAGAAAGGCCAAACACATGACGTTCCTGCGCTCGAAAGGCTACACCTGCAACCGGTTCAACCGAACCATCACAAAGCGCAAAAGAGTCCGGATAAGTATAAGCGTCCAACGACAGAGCCAAATCTTCTACAGACATCATTTCCAGATATTTGCGATTATTGGCCCACAACGCCGACGGTTCACCACCACTAGGGGATTCCGAGATGGCCGTAAGACCATTCCAAGCTTCCCCATTGTCGAATACACCGGCGGACATCAAATATAAAACGCCACGATCCAGGCCAGTTTCGTAAAATTTCTCGCCAACCTGATCCCAAGTTAAAAGATTCGCCATAGAGTATCTCCTTTATGGTTATGCAAATATGGTATAAACGTAATGATTTAGCTGATCCTTTTTGAAATTGGTTACAGCTTTTGCGGTTTCCAATCTCGCCAATGTGATAGGAATATCGCTGTCTGGATCAGAAACGATTGCGGTTACACTATATTTGGTTTTAATAGAATATGGTTTGTTGTTTGCGTGTTCTGTCTCGAAAGGATCTCGCGAATATACGATACATGGGTAGGTCATTTGAAAACCAGCGGGCGGTTGAAAATATACGTTATACGAACCCAATAAATCTACTAAGACATTATGAAATATCACTCGGTCACCCATTATACACCCCCCCTAAGGCCAATAGTAATCTCGGGGGTTGTGTCGTGATAGTCGTAACACTCCACTTAACATCTGCGATTTTCACATATCGAATATTCTGAATTTGCTGTGTGACACTTTGAGAGGCCACAAAACTAATTCTATGCTCGAGTTTCACGTCTTGATTTATTTCTGTGGGCTCGTTCCAACGTTGACGAGATTGAATAAAGTCCCCCTGTATTTCAATCTCGCTAGCAACATTCGTGTATACGCCCGGAGCAGTTTCGCTTGCGGATACGAGCCCAATATAAGCGACTACCTTAGGCATAACGAATTACGCCGTCTTACGTTCGATTACCATCGCGGATTTGGGGCGAGTTAACGCTCCGGACGCGCGAGTTTCCATCAAGTATTTATACTTGTTGAAATCGATATCGAAATCGTCAAACATGCCGAGCTGCCCCCCCTTGTCTGCGCCGTAAGAATAGTCAGAAGGATTCACCATAATACCGAAAAGATCTGCGGTAAATGGTTCCGCATCTTCCCGCTGAACACCGGTCATCAAATCTACCTCTACAATGCGTGAAACGCGCAACTTTGCGGCCAGTTCAGCTTCGGTATTGAAGATATACCGATCGGTAGTATCTTTCACTAGGAGCATATCTGTGAGAACACCAGGCTCGATAAACAATGTCGGACGCCCAGTACCTTTGTAATTGCGACGCGCCGAAATAATCGCTTCGATAATATCCAGCGAATCCGTGACCGCGGCTTCCATAGTAACATATTCGACGTACACTGAGCTATCGCCAAGAATAGGCCGAATTTTGGCCTCATCGATTTTGTCAGCATGTGCGGCACCACGCCCATCACTGATCAGGGCGGCCCGAGCAATTTCTTCGTCCAGTTTCTCGCGTTGAATTGCTTTCATCCACGCAACAACATAGAAATCGGTAATGTCAATAATGTCGTCGCGATAGAGATCCGAGCGAACATAAACCGTTTGCGGTTCGGTCGTACGCTTCAAAATCGACAATACCATATCAGCTTTTGCAGTTTCGGATTCAGTGATCCACCCACGAGCGCGAGCTTCTTCGACGCTAATATCCGTGTACATGGATTTAACGCGGCTAAATGGAAGATGATTGGTCTCATTCAGCCAAATTTTTACCCAGGTTTGATCCAGACGGACAATATCCGGGGTCTTACGAACAGGGCGAGCATCCGGGAACAAATATCCAACGTTGGTGATGGACACGCTATCATGCTCGAGCGCATCATGTACCAATTCCGAATCCAGGTTCAACGTTTCTGATGCGTGTACAAGCACAGCATCACTCAAGTTCATATTTCGTGTTTGGGCCAAATGGAGAATATCGTTAAACACACCGTTTAACGTCTTCAAATTACTTTGTTCCGGCCCAACGGTACCTTCACGATTAAACACATTATGTTTCATAAAACCCTCTCCTTCAAAAGCATCATGTTCAACATCACCCTCTTCGAGAGCTTGTCCTATTAGAGCGTAAGTAACATCCTTTTGCTCGTCGGTCATACTCTCAAGAACGTCTTTGACAGTTCGTTCATCATCACTATGAGTCAGCTCATTATTTTTTGGGGGCATAAGATCTTCCTTTTCGTCTTCGTGAACTATGATTTCTAATCCGCCGAAGATAATAGCTTCGTCTTCCAACGTATCCTCAGTACCATCAGCATGTTCCAGAGTAAGATTATCGATTTTAGCTCCGGGATTAGCCCCAGAAACGACTAAGCTCAACTCTCGTATAACACCGCTGTGAACTAATGACTGTTGTTGGACGAGATTATTCGCAAAGATGGAGAGACTGTCAATATCTTGTGATTGGACTAGTAATTTAGTCTTCTTACCATTCTCGCTGTTATTAAAAACGCCATAAGCATAAACACCATCATCACGATGCTCAAGCCAGGCATGTCCTAAAATATTTCCGGGATCTTTTCGTAAGTGATGCCACACCATCGGGACCTTGGTAGCATCCTGATGTTGAAAAGCTCCGGTCTTAATGGTTCGCCCATCCGCACATTCGACCCCATATTTTGTAGCGAACCCCCCAAAATCGAACTTAATCTCGGGCATTTTCGAGTAATTTACTTTCATTTTGATTTGAAATTTCTCCTTCTAAACTATTGGACTGATTCAAATTCTTGTTTCGTAATTCGTCAGCTTTCGGGTCTGAACTTGGTTCCCAACCGATGACGCCCCGAATGTCGTTGCTGCTGGCAATTTCATTACGAGTTAGTTTATCCGATAACTCAGCAAGTGCCTCCGCGGTAACGAACTGGAACGGATCTCGGAAATAGCTAATACTCTGGCCCTGTGTTATCGCGGTCTTAGATAGAAACTTTCGTTTTAGTTCCAGAGTTAAAGCTTTGGCTATCGGCCCTATAGTCCGGTTGTAGTAATTCAAGTACTCCTCTTCCTTGGCGGTTCCACTAAATAGAGACTCGCTTAGACCTAACTGGCTATATAGCATTCTCGTCAGATACTCCACCTGCTCCATTAGATTGTTTACCGCCGGGCGATTAAGCTGAATTACTTTTTCTGTAGCATCTATGTAACCAACACCATACTTAGAATCCTGCAATTGTTCAGTTAACATCGTCATTCGATCATCAGCAAGCTTCTTTCTGCTGTCACTTTTAATAGCATATGGTAGTTGAACCAGTAAATCTAGCTTCCCAGATCCCGACTGTTCGTCGATAACATCTAGCAACTGCAATTTGGCTAAGAGTCGTTTCAATGTTGAGTTCGGTTCGTTCATAATCGCATATAACGGATTCTCTATAATCGCAATAGCTGATTTCGGAAGGACTATTTGCTCGTTCCTTCCCAACTCATCGTTATAAAGATCTACCCGAACAAAATCTGGAAACCACTCCATAATTCGACCAGAACGCAGAGTATTAATACGAACAATATTTCGATCATAGATGCTAACATCTGTATCCGTTGGTACTAATGCGACCACCCCTTCATCAAACATGGAAAAAATCGCATCTTGCATGAATGCTAAACCCGACTGATCTTTATTGGCTTCCAGAGTTAGACATCGGTTAAGTCCACTATCAATAGTCTCAAGAAATCGTCCGTTATGATCAACGCGAACATGCCGGATATTAAGTAACGCAACGTCCAGAGCTAACTTATTGTAAACCGGGGCAATAACCGATGTGGACGATGTCGATACGATAGAATATCGATGCATTGGGTAGGAATTCGCACCTCCCACATTCTCGTAATTGGTTTCAGCCTCGCTAGCCTCGCGTTCTCCTCGTTTAGAAAAAAGTTTCCAACCACTTATTCGTTTTGGTAATAACACATAATACCTCCTAATCGTATAGATCCTTGTGAGCCTTGTAGGCGATATATGCGTCTATTAAGGCGGCCACACTATCTACCTTTAATTCACGACGTTTCTTCAGGAGTTTCCGATTCCCATTAGTATCTTGCATTGTTATGGCATTACCCATACACCAGCCCATCAGTTCTTCGTCGAATAACAATAATTCGTCCTCAGACAAAATCTTGATTTCACCCAAAGGAACGGATTCCGTCTTTGCTCCCTGGATAACTTTTTCGACACCGTACGAGCCGTACTCTCGAGTCCAGCGTTCTACAAAAGGTTTGGCGTTGTATGGGTCGTATCCAAAAGTCCGGACATCGTACTGACATTCAATAATATAATTTTCGAGATCGTCGTAAACTGCGTCATCGTCAAGAACTGCGCCATCCATAATATGAAGACTTCCTTCTCGAACAAAATCATCATATTTTACTCTTAAAGCTGGCGGAAGACGCATAAGCGTGCGTTCAGTAATATAACAACGAGTCTTAACCCCGAACTCGCCAGTTTTTAGTGGAAACAAAAATAAGAACGAGTGGAAATCATCACCTTGAGACAAGTCAGCGCCCATAGAACACGGTAAAGACCAGTAATCTCTCGGACGGCCAGGGATAGTCTCCTCGTAGGTGAAGAAATATGTATAGCCTTCCATGGGAATACCAAAACGCTTCGCTAAAATATCATTTCTCGTAGCTGGAGCTGATTCTGCGCGCTCCACATCAAGTTGATAAGTTTCATAAGTGACTGTGATTCCAAGATTTGGGTTGGCTTTAAGCCACATTTCGGGATTCGAGACTTCCTCTATCTCATCTAAGCGATAATAAAATATAGAAACATGAGGGTTAACATATTCGCCACGTAAGATACTAAGAAGCTCCATCTTAATGTCGTCGCCTACACTGTTACGTATAGTTCCTTCAGAAGACATGGCCACAATAAGATAATCGTCAACTTTGGATGCGCCTTGTTCGATTGCACCAACAACATCTTCACGAGTATCGCCAGATAACCACTCATCAACCGTGGCCGTCTTAACGCGAAGACCTTGTAGTTTATGAATGGACATAGGCCGAACTTCTAGTAGCGAGCCGGTAAGAAAATTTTCAACGCCCTTCTTAGTCGATGCTAACTTTGCTCGCTGTATGTTGATTCCGTTTTGTTTACGGGAGGTGATCTCCGTAAGGAATTTGAACAACGGTCCTCGCGATCTAGTTATTGCGGTTCTCAGTGGAGATAAAATTTCCTCAGCCTGTTTCATCGTCGGAGCGGTTGTGATTTGGTGGGTTGTGGCTGTATCAACGTTTAAGAAAAAGCTTTGAAGGCACATCCCGTACATGGTCTTAGCGGCTCCGCGAGCAACAATCAAATATTGCTTGTTAACCAACCGCTTCTTCACTCGCTTGCGAATATAACGACCACCATGATGATCCGGGTACGGTTCGTAGACACTTCGATCTACGAAATAATACCAACCCAAGACTTGCTCAACCCATAACTTAAACGAGTCTAACAAAAACAGATCGCTTCCGTCAGTCAAAGTCAGTTCGCCTTCACAATAGGCAATGAAACCTTCAACAGCTTCTTCGTCGTAATATATACCAGGATTATCTATCAGATCGTCGATCCGATTCATCTCCATAGAAATATATTTATTGATTGGGATTAAACCGTCTAAGACTCTCTGACGAAAGGCGTCGTAGTATCTTGGGGTTGCAGTATTTGAAAGCATTATTTATTTAGGAATACGGCATCTATTATCCACCACTAACAACAGAAGCAATAGTTTTGACAGCGGCAGCCGACGCCATAACGGCTAACCCCGTAATAGTCATTCCTACTGTAGTGGAAACAAACCGCTCACCATATTGGATTGTACTGGGATTTAAATTTCTGTACTGTTGTTCCAGGCTCAATCGCTTAACCCGAGTACGAAGTTCTTCGTCGGAGAGTTTTCGTGAAGATCGAAGTTTATCTTTCCGAACACCCCACTTCATACCTTTGACACCGGTGTGTTGCAAATTATCGGACATAGTTAAACCTCCCGTAGTGAATATAATTCTATCTGCTGATTAATTCGTGCTTCCATTTGGATTAACAATTCTTTGGTCGCGGTCATTATGACGCTAGATCCTGTCGGATCAAATAACGTCTTAACAAATAGAATGGTGTAACTCTTCACCAACGACATGAATGATTCCGGGACGACCCCAAGTAAATCACTCCAACTTTCGGTTGATCCCGTGGAAATCGCATATCCATCGTCGGGGCCAACACCAAGATTGTTAAGATTTGTGAAGGCGGAATTAATGTGTAGCACTAAGGCCGAATCAAATATTGTTTCAGACTCAGGAATTAGCAACCCGGCTTTAACGCTTTTTAGAATGTTAGATAAAACGTCCGGATCACCCGCCATACTATACCACCTTTACGCGTTTAGCTTCGATGAATCCCCGAGAAACTTCATACCAGCCATCACCGACCATGATTCCGCTCAACCGTTGCCCCTTCTTGGCCAGATATACCCGCTTATTGGAGAGATCGTAATCCGGTCGGGTCATAACTCTAGCGGTTATGCTAGTGACTTGCAATGAGATTTTTTTTCCTTTTTTCTTACTTTTTTTTTCTGGGAGTTCCTCTACTTCTAGAGATTCCTCCACAACTGCTTTCTCTTTCGAAAGGCCATCCCCAACCATCGGTTCGAGTACTTCCAAAATATCTTCTGTTATATCTTTAACTGGTTCATCATCCAACATCTTTTTCATTACGAGCTCCTTTTTTTTTATAATTACCATAACTTTGTATCCCCGAGGCGCCGCTCAATCGACAACCTTGGAGAGAAATTATTAATCCCGTAATGTATAGCTTGATGCGTTTGTACGCTTACCGAAATTAAAAACCTGGGATTAAGTACGTCCGGATTAAAATCCAAAAGATCATCTTCAGTAACGGGGTTCATGTGGTGAACAATCACTTGACCAAAGATTGGATATCCAACACACCCCAAATCTAAACCATCGTCTCGTATAAGAACCTGATTTCGAGCGTCCCGCCATTGACGACTTTGGTAAAATTGTTGATTTAGAAATCGGTTATCTCCAAAAATATCTCGTCCAACAGATCCGGTCAGCTTCAGATAACCGAATCGGTCTTCGAAAGAATCTAGTAATGACAATTGATCTATCGTACGTTTAGTCATCGTAAACTTCTTCCGAAATATTACCGCTGTATTTGCGCATGGCTTCCAACGCGGCTCTGTATTGCTCTTCACTTCGTTGCTGAGATTCTAAAACTTCGATCTTTGCTTTTAACAGTTCGTTCTCATGAGCAACCTTTATCCTGGCAAGCTCTTCCGAACTCGACCCCATCTTCAAAAAATGTAACTGAACTTGCGATGTGGCGGTTCCATCACGCAGTTGTCGTTCAGCAAGATCGTAAGATAGACCAACCAATACTTTCTCCCGCATTCGAGAATTAGTAGAAGGTCGTTGTTTTGGTTTTATGTCAGTTGGCATATGACCTCCTTTGTATGTGTGGGAAAATGGACTCTTTCTGACAGATAGGAGGCGTTATGAGCCGTTAAAGACTAGATTTCTCTAGTTGAAAGGAGATTCCAGTAGACACTACGCCTCCCATCTGTCGGAAAGAGTCCGATTGATCTCTAAAAAATCCCCTCTGGAGAAATTTTTAAGAGTGTGGCGATTTAAGTAGGGGGTAGATCTAGCGGGTACCCCCCCTCCTAGGCAGGCGAAACATCAGAGTCGCCTTCATCACGGTAAAAGTTTTCGTCAACGACCCGATGAACACCATAAAAATTATTAGTAATTATAGAATCCATAGCAACATCAATAGCTTCTTCTTCATCAAGTCTTGACAACACATTTGAAGTTTTTACTATACGACTCAATAGCCCGCAGGTGTAATACCCTTTGTCTACATCGAATCGGTACCAAGCCTCAAATTCTGTAAAAGGGTTGAATGGGTTATCCACAGTGGTCAACATCTTCTTTTCGGATGTTAAAACAATCTTATCTGTCATCATTAACCTCCTGTTTCCTCGCCCAAAGCATTCACAATTGTTGTTGGGGAAACACCCAACGCTGATGCTATCTCCGACGGAGTATAGCCGGACGCCGTCATCATTTTGGCTCTTGCCAACTTGAGATCGGTCATTACATAGCGACGTCTAGGTAGAGCATGTTCTTTAATCAGATCCAGATCTGTATATCTCATAACCTGGAGAGCTTTGTTGTTTGAAATAGCCCCCATGTCTAACGCTAACCACTCGCGATCTGATAGCGGAAACTCTGGTTTCTTAGCACCTAGTCTAGCCCGGGCGGCGGTCAAAGCTTGCTGGCGCAGCCTCTTGCGTTGACCTTTATCCAAATTGGGATTAGCATCGAGCTTAGCTCTGTAAATTTTGTTAGCGACGAGCTGCGCTTTACGCTCCTTAGGGCGATTTCTCTCAGCTAAACGAAGCTTTGCGTTAATACTAGCAACCTCGTTGGAGAACGTTAATTTCGCTTCCCGATCGTATTGTAAAGATGGAGTCGCAACCATCTCAACTCTTGCTTTGTTGGCCATAGATTTTAATGAGTCGGCATAACTAGCATACAAAGTCTCCATCTTTGTTCCGGAAGATAAATCAAAAGCGCTCTTGCTATCGGCCATCTGAGTTGTAAGAGTTTGTCTCTCTACAACTTGACCACGCTTGTTGGTGTACGTCTCTCCGGTTGTAGTGAATAATTTCTCTCCAGTATTAGGGTCAATATAAACCTTTCGACTCTTACCGCTAACCGGATCTATGCGCGTTTCTCCCTCAGTCCTATGAGGAATGCGCTTTTGAGATGAAGCTCTTGAGATAACGGTAGATGCGCCAGACCGGGAGCTTCCTTGATACTTTTCTTTTAACTGCGATATCCCGTTGTCAATACCCGATTGACGATAATTTAACCCATGTTTCTCAGCATCGATAACCACCATAGAATGTTTTACCGCTCTTGCGATCTCGGATTGCGACGCCCCTTTTATCGTCATATCCGTGATTAGATTGGTCACATCCCCCATATGCATCTGCGTTCCGACTTTACTCATTCGGCGCATTCCATCATATGGCGGATACGTTTCACTTGGATTAAAATCTTTTAATGCTGTTAGCGATCTGCTAGCTTTAACATATCCTCGGTCATTAGGTATAGCAATGACAGTATCGCCGTCAAAGTCTGCCCCAGATAATTTATGAGCCACATCGGGGTGTATACCTATAGCATCAACGGAATTTCCTAAAAGATCTTTTGCGCCCGCATGTTTGTTATTAACAACAACTTCTGGTATTTCAAATATTCCGCCATGTGGGTGACGAACTAAGACCACCTGTTCTCCATTCCGGAACATGGGCGCATATATTTCGTTCGGTTTTAATTCGGGTACTGGTAGTATTACATGCGATGACTGACGGGGCAACGCAGTGGCTTTTAAATCAACCGCTGCTGCGTCACATTTATCCGAAAACGCTTGTAGAAGCTGTTTACGGACCACGGGATTTTGTATGGACGTAATTTCTTTAAAAGCTTCGTCTCGAAGACCTTTGTCGAGGTCTAACTGTCTCTTAGCTAAAGCTGGTTGTTGTTTAGAGAGTATTTGTGATGATATATTTCTAGTCCAAGTATGCCAATCACCTTCTTCATACACCATGTTCAAAGCCCCACGCTGTCCCCCTTTTTTAATAGTAGCCCCAAAAGGATTATCCGGATCACCCGTCATCTCCTTGAAAACATCCTTTGCTGGGGCTTCGCTTTTTGATGTGTGATATACAATATCCTTACCGGTGGGAAGAGAATGCCCACGAATAGCCATACCTTTAAGGTAATGGGTTCCATCAACACCTATACGTACTTGGGCATAGCGAGAATTGGCGAGATCCAAATCCGAAATTCCTGCGCGTAATTCTATAAGACCGTCCTTATCTGAATTAAACGCAATACTAATTCTGTCAGAGGAGACGTTTTGAATGGGATCTAATCCCAAAAAAGTTTTCCCACTATCCGGAGAATAATCAGTTACTGTCCCTATCGCGGCTCGAGTCTTAAAAACATCGCTATATGTCATTCCGGGAGGCGCTAACACTTTAATCGAGGTCATCTTTCCCGTAGTTAGTTGTGGGGTTTCAATATAATAGACATTATATCCATCCCGCTCAGCACTGCGAATCGCGGCGTTTAGTTTCGTTCTTGGGACACCTAAAGAGGCTTCGACACCACCACCAACATCAATAGGACCTTTCTTTTTTATGATGGATTTTAGGAAGTTGGCGAGTCGTTCAATTATGGTGGCACGCTCCAATAAAACCGGGTCCAAAATACTACGAACACTTGATTCGTTTAACCCACCCATCTTCTGACCGATAGCTGAATTTGAAAGCCCTTTATCCTTTAATGCAATAGCGCGAGCATGATCAGCGGCTCGTTTTCGTCCACGCTCAATTGCTTTTATCTCTCGTAATTCTGTAGTTTTAATACCAAGGGCCGCAGCGACCTCAAC